AGATTTTAACTTAGATTTAATCGGTTTTGACTCCGATGAACTTGCCAACATCCTGAAGGAGCCTGAAACTGAAGGTTTGACAGACGAGGACGCCGTGCCAGAAGCACCGGAGGTTCCTGTTACGGTTGAGGGCGATGTTTGGGTTATGGGGAAACACAGATTGATTTGTGGCGATAGCACAGCAATAGATACTGTCGAAAAAGTTATGCCAGAAACTGCAAACATGGTTTTCACTGATCCACCCTACTTAATGGATTTCTCTGGTGGTATTCATGCAGACGGTTCTAAATCTTTCAATGCCAGCCACGGAAAAATTAAAAACGACAAAATGTCTAAAGAAGAGGGTGACAATTTTTTAGATGAAATCAATTCTATAATTAAATTGAAAGTTGATGGTGCGTTTTACATTACATTTTATCGTTTAGGAATTGATCAATATTATGCCAGTTTTAATCGTGTCGGTTTAAAGTGCAGGTCTTTAATAATATGGGATAAAGGCAATCACACTTTAAGCAACAGTGATTACATGAGTATGTACGAGCCAATGTTTTACGGTTGGGTAAATAATCACAAGTTTTACGGCGGTAAAAATGGCATGGATATTTGGAGAATAAAAAGAACCGCAAAGAACGATTTGCATCCTACTATGAAGCCAGTTGAATTATGTGAAAAAGCTATTGAAGACGGAAGCCAAATGAATGGGATAGTTCTCGATTTATTTGGAGGCTCTGGATCAACTTTAATTGCTTGTGAGAAAAAGAACAGAATATGCCGAATGATGGAATTAGACCCTAAATATTGCGATGTGATCGTAAAGCGGTGGCAAGAGTTCACAGGCAAGTCGGCGGTACATGAACAAAGCGAACAGACCTTTGCAGAAATGCAAGAGTCTCGCGGCACTGGTGGGTGAGGTAAACTGTAATGATGCAGAGCCTCAAGGAAGCCCCGTCAGTGCCGCAAAAACAATCCAAGAGTATGTCACTGGTAGAAGCGACAACAAACGTGCTTATCGGTTATATAATCGCAACGGCAGCAACCTACGTCATACTGCCACTGCACGGGTATAGCGTAACAACAACAGATGCGTTGTCTATATCGCTTGCCTTCACTGCTATATCACTTGCCCGGTCTTATCTTTTAAGAAGGGTTTTCAATAGGTTGTAATATGACAGAGAAAAACAAAGGTGGAAGACCCTTAATAGTGTTAACGGATGAACAGAGAAGCGAGTTGGAAACCCTTGCTGCTGTTTTAAACGTCGAACAGATTGCGGATTACTTTGGTATAAGTCGCCGCGTTTTCTATGATATTATGGAGCGGGATGAGGAAGTTTCTGCACAGTATAAAAAGGGTAAGGCAAAAGCCGTTGGTTTTGTTGCGCAAAATCTAATTCAAAAAGCCCGGTCTGGTGATTTAGGTGCGCAGATATTTTATTTGAAAACCCAAGCTGGTTGGAAAGAAACCCAAAGGCTAGAAGGCGCTGGTAATGATGGCGAGCACGTTCATGCGTACAAATGGTTAAGCGATGAAGACCAAGACGATTAACTATCGCCCCAGAACGCATTTAAGGCCGTATCATGCGCGAAAGCAACGCTGGGCGGTTATCGTAGCCCATAGGCGCTTTGGTAAGACGGTTGCGGCTATCAATGACCTAATACGAGATGCCCTAACGATACCGCGCAAAAAGGTGCGGGTTGCATACATTGCGCCGTATTACCGACAGGCCAAGGCTATCGCTTGGGATTACTTGCTGGAATATACCAGAGACATTGAGGGCGCTGTTGCTAATGCAAGCGAATTGCGTGTGGATTTCCCGAATGGCTCCCGCATCCGTTTATTCGGCGCTGATAACTACGATGCTATGCGTGGTTTGTATTTTGACAGCGTTGTGCTTGATGAACCCGCTGACTTCCCGGCTAACGCTTGGCCTGTTGTTATACGCCCTAGCCTTGCCGACCGTAAGGGCCGCGCCACGTTTATTGGAACGCCCAAGGGCAAAAACGACTTCTGGGACATTTACCACCACGCGCAAAGCGATCCAGATTGGTTCTGTGCGATGTATAAAGCTGATGAAACAGGCGTCCTGGACGATGAAGAATTAGCGGAAGCAGAGCGCACAATGGGCGAGGATCGTTATGCTCAAGAGTTTCTTTGCTCTTTTGAGGCTGCGATCCAAGGCGCATATTATGCCACAGAAATGAAAAAGGCCAAAGAAGAAAAGCGCATTTCAAACGTGCCATACGATCCCGGCGTGGGTGTTGTTACTGCATGGGACTTGGGTATTGGCGACAGCACGGCTATCTGGTTTGCGCAGTATGTCGGCAAAGAAATCCGCTTAATAGATTACTATGAGAGCAGCGGCGTAGGTTTAGACCATTACGCAAAGGCTCTAAGTGAGCGGGGCTATCATTACGAGCAGCATATTTTGCCGCACGATGTCAGAGTTAAGGAGCTTGGCACGGGCAAGAGCAGATTGGAAACGCTGGACGCGCTGGGCATTAAAGACATAGAAATAGCTCCCCGGCTTGGAATAGAAGATGGCATACAAGCTGCGCGTTCTATGCTTAACCGTTGTTGGTTTGACGAAAGCAAGTGTGAGCGTGGCGTGGAAGCAATGTTGCAATATCGGCGTGAGTTTGACGAGCGGATGAAGTCTTGGCGCGGCAGACCCTTGCACGATTGGACTTCTCATGGTGCGGATGCGTTCAGATATTTAGCTGTTGGTTATAAGCCTGATGCCGATTGGGGCGCACCAATCAAGCGCGGATTGCGTGGAATAGCTTAATGTGATACTGTGTGGTTGAAGAACACAGGTGCATCATGGCAAAAATGACTAAAGCACAAATTGCGAGAGCTAAGGCTATGTCTAAGCGCAGGGGTTCTGCGTATCCTAATGCTTGGTCAAATTTAAAAGTTGTCAGGGCCGATGCAAAGAAATCCAACAAAAAACCAGCAAAGAGGAAAGCATAATGGGTTATGGCAAAAAGGGTATGGGTAAGAAAAAGGGCGGCAAAAAGAAATGAAAACTGGTAAGTATTCTTCCGCAGCATCCTTCAAACCATGCAAGGGTTGCCCTACACCAAGCAAATGCGCAATGGCTGGCAAGTGTTTAGCAAAAGCGTGAGGCTTATTGATTTCTAATGCGTACAAAAGCTGAAAAGATAGCGGCTGCAAAAAAGCGGCACGGTTTCACGGCGGTAAATAAACCTCGCCGGGGTGGGCCTAAGAAGTTTGAAGTCTTGGCGGTTGAAGGCAACCAAGTTAAAAAGGTTAACTTTGGCGATCCGAATATGACCATCAAGAAAAGCACCCCAAGTCGAAAAGCATCGTATTGTGCGCGTTCTGGTGGTATTAAGGGTAAGAATAGCAAATTGTCGGCTAACTATTGGTCGCGTAAAGCATGGGACTGTTAAATGGCAATCACAACTTATTCAGAGCTTCAATCTTCCATTGCCAATTGGCTTAATCGTAATGGTGATACATCGTTACTTTCGGTTATTCCTGATTTCATTGCGCTGGCGGAGGCCGATATAAATCGCAAACTGCGTCATTATAAAATGATTGAGCGTGTTGATGCAGTGCTTGATAGCCGATATGTGCAAGTGCCTAACAATTGGTTGGAGACGGTTCGATTTAATATCACCGCATCAACCACGGTCAAATTAGATTTTATTGGCCCAGAAGATATGCTGGAAAAGCGGCAGAACAACAGCGACACTGCTGGCATTTCTCGTTATTATACGCAAATGGGGGAAGCTATAGAGGTGTTCCCAACTCCTGCTGCGGAATATCCTATGCAGCTTGCTTATTATGCGCAAATCCCAAGTTTGAGCGATAGCGTAACTTTTAATTGGTTGCTGCAAGATCAGCCTGATGTTTACCTGTATGGCGCACTTATGCAATCGGCTCCATATTTGCTGGATGATGCAAGGATTCAGACTTGGGCTGGCTTGTATCAAAACGGTTTGGCTTCACTGCAAAAGGCATCTGATGACACTAGGTTTGGTGGTTCTGGTCGCAGAATTATTATAACTAGTTATTAACTGAAAATTGGTGTATGATAGCGCCAGATATATCTAACGGAGAAATCCATGTCCTTAACTAACGCTTTCGAGACAACCACACTGCAATATCTGTTGACCACAGATAGCGTTACCCGCCCAACCGCGTGGTACATTGGTTTGTTTACATCTGACCCGACCGACACTGGCACCGCTGGCACTGAAGTTTCTGGTTTTGACTATGCCAGAACTGCGGCAACATTTACTGTCAGTAGCGACACAGCATCAAATTCAGCAGCGGTTGAGTTTCCAGCAGCCAATGGCGGCAACTGGGGAACAGTAAGTCACATTGGAATTATGGATGCCGCATCAGGCGGTAATATGATTGTCCACGCACCTTTGACAGTTGCAAAGGCGATCAATGACGGTGACGTTTTCCGCATCCCGACAGGTGACTTAGACATTACTGCCTCATAATGGCTTTGCGCTCTACATACGACACTGGCCTTTACAGTTCTGGTTTATATGGTGAGCCAGAAACAACACAAGGCGCAGCCACAGTATCGTGTAGCGTATCGGCGTCCGCTAGTGCGGTAACTGTTGTCAGCGCGGCTGCTACGGCAAGCGCGGTGTTTACATCATCATCACCAGCGGGCGTAATTGTAAAAGATGGCGCTGTGGTTGCGAATGTTCTGACGTTGGTCACGGCAGCGGCGATTGAGTATGTGCGCAATGATGGGTTTAGACCCGGTTATGGTCTAAACACTTATGGTTCATACATTTATGGAGAAAATCACAGTGTAGAAGATGGCATTGTAGCTGACGGCTTTGCAGTAAGTGTATCCATTACGCCGCAAATTACTCGCAATGTATCAAGCGCATCACAGATAACATTTAGTCCTTCTGTTGATGGATACTTGGCGCAAGTTGGGGCATCAACGACAGATGTTTCATTTACGCCAAATATCGCATATAATCGCATCAGAAACTGTTCGGCGAGTGACAGCATACTTGGTGAAACAACGGTTGTTGCGCGTTATAAATGGTTGCCTACAAGTGATCCAACAACAACGTGGACAACATCAGATTATTTAGAGAGGGCCGCATAAATGCCTACAACAACCACAAACTATTCCTGGAATAAGCCTACCGTCGGCGGCGATGAAGACGCTTGGGGCGGTTATATTAATGGTAATTGGGACAGCTTAGATACGCTGCTTGGCGGCGTTTCAAATACAGAGTTGCAAATTCTGGACGGTGCGACTGTTACCACCTCAGAGATTAACGTCCTGTCTGGTATCACCGCGACCTCCTCTGAGCTAAACTACGTTGATGTGACAGTTCTTGGCACGACCGAAGCATCAAAGGCTGTAACGGCAGACGCTAACGGCATTGTGACGTTTGATAATGGCATCGCAGAAGAACACACTAGCGTAACATCATCTGGCAACTCTGTAACCGTTGACTTGCATGACGGCACAAACTTTAGCCACACGTTGACAGAAAACACTTCATTCACTTTCAGCAATCCTGTGTCATCAGGTAAGGTGTCAAGTTTTACATTAAAACTGGTACAAGACGCATCAGCGTCCGGCTTCACTGTTGCGTGGCCCGCAAGCGTTGATTGGGCCGAAGCTACTGCACCGACACTCTCAGCAACGGCCAACGCGGTTGATTTCTTCGTGTTTACCACTCACGATGGTGGCACGACTTATTACGGGTTTACTGCTGGTCAGGCGATGGGGTAAAAAATGTCAGGCACTAGAAAACTAATTCAAGCGTCTGGAGGCTCAGAAATTGAAGCTCCGGAAAATCTGTCACTCTACATGATGGGGCTGACTGATTTTGGCCAGACGGGCACGGGTGACATAAAATATAGCGCCGACCTAAATGCTTACACCACTAGCGGTGACTTTGCTGACAGTAACAACGGAAGCACCGTTGACGCCGACGGTGGCTCATACATTGCAATCAAAAATAATGGAACGTGCTGGGTTTGGGGTAATAATAACAATGGCCAGCTTGGCCTTGGTGACACTGTGAATAGAAGCTCTCCAGTCCAATTGGGGACTGAGACTGATTTCACATTTGTCAGTACGTCCGGCTACCATACTTTGTTTATTCGTGGCGGTGCTCTTTACGGCATGGGCGGCAACGCGTTTGGTAATTTAGGCACAAATGACAACACAGACCGAAGCTCTCCCGTGCAAATTCCATTTTCGTTTGGGACGCCTTCCTATATTCATGCAGGTTCATATTATAGCACATTTGTGATTGATACAAATAGAAAGCTCTATAGCTGTGGATACAACTATTACGGCACTCTGGGTGACAACAGCACAAATAACCGTAATGCTTTGGCTCAAATAGGCACCGGTTCAAGTTGGCGAAGCGTTGCGGCTTCCAGCCACGCGGTTGCTACGGAAACGAACGGCAGTTTGTACGCTTGGGGCAGAAATAACAACGGCCAGTTTGGTAATTTAGGCACCACAAGCACTTCTTCCCCGGTGCAAGTCGCGGCGGGCAAAGTATGGTCAGAGCATATCGCACTTAGTTCAAATGGGCCGACTTTTGCTATTCAAACAAATGGCAATTTAAACTTTATGGGTGGAAGCCAGTATTATGGTCAGGGCGGCAACCAGTCAACATCCAACGGTAGTTCCCCGGTTGTAATTGCTTATGACGTAAATGCTGTAATGACAGACGCCTCTAGGACTGTATTCCGAAAATCTAACGGGTCACTCTGGTCTGTTGGGTATGGTGGAAGTGGCGGCTTGGCTGATGGGACTTGGTCAGACAGAAGCTCTCCTGCGCAAATTGGCTCGTCAACAAGTTGGGGTTATCCCAGCGCAGGTGCTATTTTGGACAACAGCAACGATAATATTTACATTTGGGAGCGTGTTGGCGACGCCAATGGCTCTGTTGAAAACTATAAAACTCCGACCTTGGTTGGAAGTGCCGGAGAGTGGAGAACAGCGTCCCACGGATTAGACCATTCTCTTGGCATCAAGACGGATGGAACCCTTTGGGTTTGGGGTAAGAATACTGACGGTCGGCTTGGCCTAGGCGACACAACGCCGCGATCACTTCCTGTTCAGGTTGGGTCATCAACAGACTGGACGAAAGTTTACGCATCTTCTCAATCATCCTTTGCGATTAACTCTAATGGGGATTTGTATGTCTCCGGTGGAAATGCTAGCGGACAGCTTGGTACGGGCAATACAAATGACATAAGCTCATTCACTCAGTTAGGCTCTGATGCGTGGTTGGATGTAGCTTGCGGCAACAATCACACAGTAGCCATTAAGGCTGATGGTACTCTTTGGACTTGGGGTGACAACCTTCTTAGTCAGCTTGGAGATGGCAGTGTTACAACACGACTTTCGCCGGGCCAGAGAAATTCTGCAACTGATTTTGTTCAAGTCGGTGCGGGGCAGTATTGGTCTGCCGCTAGGCGCAGTTCTGGCTCTGGATGGTATCACGCCGGAAGTTCGCAGCAAAATCAGGCTGGCTCTTACATAATGAAAAACACTACATTCAGCAATGTGATGACGTCATACACATTTGATGACATGAAGTTTGGAGGAAACCACCTCGGTGGGCGTATTGGTAAAACCATATACCTATGGGGGATGGACACCTCAGGCCAGTTTGGCCTTGGTAGCACCGCCAGTTACAGGGCTCCTACACAAATTTCGGGCAGTTGGTTCGATTTTGGGCTTTCTTCTGCCGGATCGTATCTGATTGACTACAGCAACAATCTTTGGGTCTCAGGTTCGAACAACAATGGAATGTTGGGCAACGGAAATAATGTGAGCTTGAGCTCATTAACGCAAATTGGCTCAAGCATTGATTTCTGGCGCTCTGGGGTTACGCCTCAAACCCAAAACGCAGCGGGTGTGTTTGGAGGATGACCGAAAAACACCCGCTTGACCTAGCTTTCAAGGCTGCTCTTAAAGGCGATCACGAGAAGTCAGAGGAAATTCTTCTAACTTGTGATAAAAGCGATCCGCGTGTCGTTTTTAATCTGGGCTGGCACAAAATGCGTAAGAGCAACATCACAAAGGGACTGTCCATGTTAGATGCTGGGCGGTTTATCCAATGCTATGGATCACCTTTAATTGCTGGTGAGCTATGGAGGCAGCACGACCTCAATGGGAAAACTTTGATGTTGCGCTGTGAAGGTGGCTTTGGTGATGAGATATTGCAGGTCAGGTGGGTCAAAGAGCTTGAGGCCATGGGAGCTAATGTCGTTGTCTCCTGCAACAAGAATATAAAGAAGTTCTTTGCCCAGAACGGGATGACTTGCGTTGACAGCGACAAGGAACATTTTGTTTATTTTGACTATTGGCTTCCGGGGATGTCTGTCCCTCATGTGTTGGGTCGTGAGGCTGATACGATACCAAGCAAACCATATTTAAAATCTAAAGCTCGCGATCTGCCTTCCGAAGCTGGAAAGCTGAAAGTTGGCGTCAAGTGGGCCGGTAATCCAGAATTTGACCATCAGCAGTTTCGTGAGTTTAATCCAGAATACTTGATTGGTCTGCATAAAAATCCAAACATATCTCTGTATTCGCTACAGCGCGAAGATAAGATTATTGAAGACCTACCGTTTACTGATATGCGTGATGAGATGGTAACGTGGAGTGACACAGCAGAAATCATCTCTGGATTAGACCTCGTTATATCGTCTTGCACTTCAATAATACACTTGGCTGGCGCTTTGGGCGTCGAGGCTTGGGTCGTAGCCCCAATTATGCCATACTACACATGGGCCGAGCCAACGGCCTCAACGCCTTGGTATGACAGCGTAAGGGTGTTTCGGCAGAAGAAATTTGGAGAATGGGATGAGCCTTTCTCTGAGATAGAGAAAGAGCTACATAAGCGGTGCAGCCCCGCCAAAGTTTCTTAAAGGAGAGAATGATGCGCTATGGATACGTTGTAAACGGCGAGATTGTTGAGGGGCCAAAAGCCCTTCCAAAGTCTTGGAAAAACATTTCTAACTTCCACAATACGTCAGAAGGCGACCTTGCCGATCTTGGTTGGTTGCCGTGGCGTCTTGTTGAGGGCGAAGGCGAATTCTATATTGGAACTCAAGTTGAGATCAAATCCAATGAGATTGTTGAGACTAAGCAGTTTCGCGAAAAGACAGAAGCAGAAACCCTTTCGGACGAGAAACGCCGATTGGAGGATGTTGCCGCAAGACGGCGGGCTGATTACGAGTTGGAAGCTGATGGCTTGTTCTTCAAATATCAACGCGGTGAAGCTACAGAGGCTGATTGGCTCGAAAAGATTGAGGAAATCAAAGTTCGCCACTTAAAGTGATAATTTTCACTAATGGTTGCTTTGATATACTCCACAGAGGACATATAGAGTATTTGCAGCAGTCTCGCTCTTTAGGGTCAAGGCTCATAGTTGGGCTGAACTCGGATGCCTCAGTGAAGAGGCTCAAGGGCGAAGATCGGCCAATTAATAATCAAAGTGATAGGGCGCTGATTTTGAGTGCCCTATCTTGCGTTGATGAGGTTCATATCTTTGATGATGACACGCCTTATTCTCTTATAGAGAATATATGCCCAGATGTTATAACTAAGGGTGGCGATTACAGCCCTAGCGGTGTTGTTGGCAATGACCTTTCAAAAGTGGTAATTATTCCTTACATTGAAGGAAAATCAACGTCTGGGGTGATAGATGCAATTAAAAGGAATGGTGACTAAGGGCTGGGGGCACGAAAATATCTGGTGCAGCAATGATAAATATTGCGGAAAGATGCTTACATTTAACGAAGGTGCTAAATTTTCAATGCACTTTCACCGCGAAAAAGATGAGACTTGGTTTATCCTAAATGGCAAATTCACAGTCACTATCATTGATACAAAAGACGCAAGCAGAAGCACGGTGGAGCTAACTGCTGGCGATACTTGGCACAATCCACCGCTATTACCGCATCAATTGGCTTGTGTTGAGGCTGGGACAATAATTGAAGTTTCTACGCCAGACAGCGTTGAGGACAACTACAGAGTTGAAGCGGGAGACAATCAGAAATGAAAGTTTGTGTAATAGGTGACGCTTGCATTGATGTTTACCACACTGGCGACACAAGTCGCAAAAACCCAGAAGCGTCTACGCCCTTACTAAGCAACGTCAAAACCTCAAAGAAAAACGGTATGGCACTGAATGTTGCGGAAAATATGTCAAAGCTAGGTGCGCGTGTTGAAGTTATCATTCCAAGCGGTGATCTGATTGAAAAGCATAGATATGTAGACCACAAGCACGGCAATCAATATCTCAGGGTTGATTATGATAAATCGTATAAGCGCACCAATGTTTTACCTGACCCTAAAAACTATCACGCTGTGCTTGTGTGCGATTACAACAAAGGCTTCCTGTCTAAAGCCGATATTGTAACACTTTCGCAGCATAAAAACGTCTATATAGACACAAAGAAGAAAGACTTGCGTGGTGCGGGCGATGCGCTTTTTAAGATAAACGAGCATGAGTTTAACGCACTAACGCATGAGCCACAGAACCTTTTAGTTACTTACGGAGCGAAAGGTGCTTTTTACGATGGGGTGTTATACGAAGCTGAGAGTCTCGATGCAGTTGACGTATGCGGAGCGGGGGACACGTTCCTAGCGGCACTTGCGTTCAGTAGGGCCAAGTCTAACACAATGGATAAAGCCATAAAGTTTGCAAACTTATGCGCAGCCATAACATGCACAAAGCGGGGGACTTATGCGCCAACAACCAAAGAAGTATATAATAGATATAGATGGAACAATCTGCACACAAACCAAGAGCGATTACCCGAACGCACAGCCGATAAGGGATCGGATAAGTAAGGTAAACAAGCTGTATGATGACGGTAATTATATCGTATATTGGACAGCTAGAGGTATGGCCTCAAATACTGATTGGTCAGAATTAACGAGGGAGCAGTTGAACGAATGGGGCTGCAAGTATCACGAGCTAAATATGCAAAAGCCATCTTATGATGTCTGGGTGGATGATAAAGCAAAATGGCTATTTTAATAACGGGGCATAAGGGCTTCATAGGCCAAAACATGATGGCAGCTTTCCCTGATGCCATTGGTTATGAGTGGGGTGATGGCGATATATGCCTTGATGGCGTTACCGCAGTTATTCACTTGGGTGCCATATCTAGCACCACCTGTAACGACTGGAGCTTGCTCAAACGGCAGAATGTAGACTTTTCCAAGCAGCTATTAGACGCATGTGCGGAGCGCAAGATACACTTTCAGTTTGCATCATCAGCATCTGTTTATGGCGTGGATGCTCAATCATTCTGCGAAGATGACACTGTGCGGCCCGCAAACCTGTATGCGAAAAGCAAACGTGCGGTTGAGGAATACATACTTGGCAAAGATTGGCTTATGCCTGTTCAGGCGTTTAGATACTTCAACGTCCACGGTAAATATGAGGATCACAAGGATCAGCCATCACCTCACAGCCTTTTTGCGAGACAAGCAAAGCAGTCTGGCGTAATAACTTTGTTTGAAAAAAGCCAAGAATATAAGCGTGATTTCATCCCTGTGGATAATGTGGTAAACATACATAAGAAGTTTTTGCAAAAATCAGAAAGCGGCATATTCAACGTGGGCAGTGGTAAAGCTACAAGTTTCCATGACGTTGCGCATTCCATAGCGTCTTCAACTGGTGCGATGGTGAAAGAAGTGCCCATGCCAAATAATATGACGAAGACCTATCAGAAGTTCACAAAAGCTGATATGGTAAAAACCAACAGCATTCTTGCATCAGGTGACTAAATGGCACTTATTCCTTTGAAAATCTCGAAAGGCGCATATCGCAACGGCACGGATTTAATGTCACAGGGCCGTTGGCGTGACGTAAACTTAGTGCGTTGGCATGAGGATGCGCTGCGCCCGATTGGTGGATGGCGTCAACGTCAAGAAGTAGACCTTCAGGGCATAGCTCGCAGAATTGTCACTTGGGAAGACAATCAAGCGAACAGATACATGGCGGCAGGAACTGACGATGCGCTTTACGTTGTGAATGCGGGTGGAGTAAGGACAGAAATAACGCCCGCATCTTTTACGCAAGGTCTAGTGGACGCTGGCATCAACACTGGCTTCGGCGGTGGTTTTTACGGCACTGACTTGTATGGAGAGCCTCGCCAAGACGCGGATCAGTTACTACCAGCGACAGTGTGGTCACTGGATAACTGGGGCGAATACCTGCTTGCGTTGTCTCCAAATGATGGGACGCTAAATGAATGGCAGCTAAATACTTCTGTGGTTGCGCAGCCAGTAGCAAACGCTCCAACGAGCTGCTCTGGCTTCATGGTTACTGAGGAACGCTTTGTTGTATGTTTTGGCGCAGGTGGTGATCCTCGCAAGGTGCAGTGGTCAGACCGAGAAGACAACACAACTTGGACGGCCGCATCTACGAACGAAGCTGGCGACATAAACTTGCAAACAAACGGCACGATCTTGCGAGGTTTGCGCGCGCGTGGTCAATCGGTGATCCTAACATCGGAAGACTGTCACACTTTGACATACCAAGGGCCACCATTTGTTATGGGCCTAGAGCGAGTTGGCACATCATGTGGATTAATAGGCGCAGCGGCTGCGGTGTCTGTTGATAACGGCGTTTTCTGGATGGGCAATAGAGGCTTCTTTGTCTATTCAGGCGGACGCGTTCAAGACCTTCCATGTGAGGTTGGGGATTATGTGTTTTCAGACATGAACACAGACCAAAAAAGCAAAGTTAGCGCATCTGTAAATTCAGCTTGGAATGAAATTTGGTGGTTTTATCCTTCTAAAAGCTCCTTGGAATGTGATCGTTACGTTGCATATGATTATGCAGAAAACATCTGGATGACAGGAAATATGGATCGCACGGCGGGTGTGGATCGCGGGGTATTCCGACAACCAATGTTTATTGCCAGTGATGGTAAAATATACGAACACGAAATTGGCTATAACTATGATACCAATACGCCATACGCTGAAACCGGGCCTATCTCTATCGGTTCTGGCGACAACCTAATGAATGTTGTTGAGCTTATCCCCGACGAGAAAACGCAGGGCGATGTGACCGCCACGTTTAAAACGCGCTTTTATCCGAATGGCTCTGAAAGTGAATACGGGCCGTTTAATATGAGCAACCCGACATCGGTGCGCTTCCAAGGGCGTCAGGTGCGTATGCGAGTTGAGGGCAGTGTCCCCACTGACTGGCGTGTTGGCATTATGCGGCTTGATGCACGGCAGGGCGGGCGTCGATGAGAGTTGTCCCGCCAATCACCTTTGACTTATCGGCGTGGGCTGAAAATCTGCGCCGCTATCTTGGCAAAGCTCTAAACCAGCTTGACTCCAAGGATGCGTCCGTGTCGGCGGCAGAGGATGGCGTTTTGCTCTGGGATCGCGAAGAAGGCTACCCGGTGGTTTCAAAGAACGGTGAGTGGGTGCAAGTTGTTCTGGAGGACGGCAAATACTCTGGGGCAGTGACAACTGACCAAACTGCTGTAGCTATAAACACAGCGTACGCATTGACGTACACCTCCAGCATCGCTGACGGTATTGCTAACGGCACTCCAGCCTCTCGCATTGTGTTTGATGAGGCTGGTCAGTATATGATTAGCTTTTCTGCGCAGATTGCATCGACATCAAGCTCAACTGTAAACTTCTGGTTCTGGCCACGGGTCAATGGATCTGATGTTACTGGGTCAACAATGAAAAATGCACTGCACCAAAACGGGTCTGTTTTAGTTGTTTCGCGCTCTGCAATATTTGAGATTAACGCTGGAGACTACCTTGAGGCTATGTGGGCAGTAGACAGCACCAGTGGGTTTCTTGACGCAACAGCCGCAACTGCGTTTGCGCCTGCCGCGCCAGCCTCAACGATAGCAATTACGAGGTTGCACGGCTAGGGGTGTCAAAGTGACAGAAATATGGTATAAATGTCTAAACCGTTCGGAGTTATAAAATGGGCATCATGGATTTCTTATTTGGCAAACCTGAGCAAACAGGCCAACTTGATCCGCAAACAAAAGCGGCAAGAAACTTTTTGCTTAATCAAATGTTGGAGCAATACAGTGCTGGGCCAGTAGATGTTCCACAATATCAAGCTGTTGCCCCGGCTGCAATGTATAGCGGCACAAATGATCTTCTTAGTTCTCTTGGTTTAGGAACGGTTGCACCTCCATCAATGCCCACAGTAAATGTCGGCGGTGTTGAGGCTTACAGTAGCCAGCCATTCCAAGAGCAAATAGAAACTGCTTACGGAGAGCGTTATCCGGGACAATACGAATTCTTGCGATCTTTTTACCGAGATCGTGTAACGGGTGAACCCGGAACTCGCTCATATGGATATGTTGATCCAAACGCGCCTGTAGCTATGCCCGGTGTCGTCGGAGGTGGAAATCAATATAATAATAGCGATTCTGACTCCACGGCTTACGCTGTAAACTTGCACAACAGTCTATTCCCCACTGCTGATTATTCTGGTGGGCCAACTAATTACACTGATAGTTATGGTGTGGTTGGCTCTGATGCACCTGCATTTTCCGGTGGCGGTGCAGATGGCGTGGGCAATTTTG